GGCTGGATCCACGATGCGCAGACCCCTGCCTACCATCTGGATCATGGTTGATTTGTAGGAGCTCGGCCGCAGCAGCATGACACAGGACGTGGGTGGGTGATCCCAGCCCTCAGTGAGAACAGCCACGTTGGTGATGACGCGAATTTTTCCCTGGGCGAAGGATGTTAGGATGCGGTGGCGCTCATCGCTTGGCAGATCGCCATGGATGAGGCCCGCAGCAATACCCGCCGCGTTGAAGGCCTCGGCTACATGCGCTGCATGGGCAACGGTGGAACAAAACACGACGGTGGGCCGGTGGGCTGCCTTCTCCTGCCAGTGCCGGATCACCTCCTCGGTGATGGGCGCGCGGTCCATGATCTCGGCCACTTCACCCATGTCGAAATCCGACACGGTTTTGCGTACTGCATGAAGCTTGTCCTGCACGCCGACGTCGATGACGAAGGTGCGCGGCGGGACCAGATGGCCCGAGGAAATCAACTCGCCCAAGCGTACCTGGTCGGCCACATTGTCGAAGACCTCGCGCAGTCCCTTCCGGTCGCCACGGTTCGGCGTGGCCGTCACCCCAAAGATCCATGCGTCGGGGTTGGCGTCTCGGACGCGGTCGATAATCCGGCGATAGCTGTCGGCCACCGCATGATGCGCTTCGTCGACGACCAACAGGTCGAGCTTCGGCATGGCGGCCAGATTGGCCTCGCGCGCTAATGTGGGCACCATGGCAAAGGTGACCTGACCGTCCCAGGACTTGGTGGTGGCGTCCAGAACGGAGCTGGTCAGGTTCGGATTGACGCGGCCGAACTTGTCCCGGTTCTGGGCGGTCAATTCGTCACGATGGGCCAGCACGCAAGCTTTGGCATCTGTGCCGCCGATGCGCTCACCGACCACGGCTGACAAGGCCACAGATTTGCCAAATCCAGTGCTGGCCACACTCAGCGTGTTCTTGCGGGTGGTGAGCGCAGCCAGGCTGCGCTCGACGAAGAGTTTCTGGCGGGGACGCAGGCGCATGGCTTGTCCCTCACTCGGCCCAGCTCGGCCGGCCGGAGAACCCGGGCGTGGCTGGCGGACTGGCAGGCTGAGCCTGCTGCGCGGAGGCAGTGTAGGGCTGCGCGGGACCGGTAGAATGGGTCTGTGCTGGATAGGTCGGGGACGGCGTATGGGTCGTCACGGTCGCAACTGCCGCGTATCCGATCAGCGTTGCGTAGTCGCGATGATCCGGCGTGACGGCAGCGCGGATTTCGTTCTTGTCCGCACCATTCGTGTCCTCACCGATGTCGATGCGGGCAACGAACTCGACCCCGTCCAGATCACTAAACCCGTTGATCCGGCGCCGCAGCTGTGCGTCGGGCGAGTTGTCTTTGTCGGAAACGCCACGCGCCGAATTGAGGATGCCCCGGATCAGACCGCGCCCCATGTTGGCCCAGTCGGGGCCCTTGGGGCTGTAAAGGCCGATCAACGACCAGATCTTGCGGCGTGCGTAGGGCCCTTCGAGGACGGTATATTCGGCGTCGAGATAGACAGCTCCGGTGGCCCCGCGCTTTGCGTAGCCCCCGGTCCATCCCTGCGAGGGGTCATCGAAACCGCCGGGGCGGAGTGTCATCCGGACTTTTGCATGCGTGCCTTTGGGGATGACGTTGGTGTTGGATTGCGCGGAGTTGAAGTCGTTCCAGATCCCGGCCATCGCACGGTTCCTTTCAATTGGAGGGTGGGACGCGCAGCGGCGTCGAAAAGGGAAAGCCATTCCGGCGACCGGATCGGGACATCGGGGCGGGAAAGATGTGATCAGCCATCTTCGGACGCCCCGTCTGATGCCGGGAAAGCCGCAGTCACAGGCGGCCAGGATAGGCGCTCGGAGGCAGGTGCCAGGGATCGCCGGATTTTCTCCATCAGTCGCCCGAGATGCGGGGCTTCGACCATGTCGAGGCGCCCTGAGCGGTCCTTGGCCGGGTAGCCCCATGGATTCAGGGTCTGACAGACAAAACCACGCTGCAGCTGGCCATTCTCGCTCTTGATTTCGGCCATTGTGATGACCTGATCGACGATGCCTGGCAGTTCGAGGCCGGTTTTGGACCCATCGATCTGCGGCACGAAGACCTTGCGATTGAAGTCATCCAGCTTCTCGTCGAGGATGCCGACGAACCAGACGTTCTTGCCCCGCGTGTGCTGGAGGTGCGTGAGCCAGGCAATCATCTCGCGGCCGTGCAACCCGTAAGCGCCTCGAATGTCGGGTTTTCCGGTTTTCTCCGAGACGGCCTCGGGCTGGCCCTTGGACCACTGGAAACACAGCCGCCCCGCCACAGTGATCGAGTCAATGAAGACGGTGTCGTATTTGGCCAACGCCGCTGGGTCGCCAAACTTCTGGCAAACGGCTGCGTAATGCGCGGGGCTGTAGGGCTGGTCGTCGCGCAGCGCCGGGTTCGGCCCACCGATGAACACTGCGAAATCCCGGCACTCGGTCCAAGTGCGCGGCCGGATGGCGTCGACCGCAAGCCCCTCGATGGCCAGGTCCCCGGCCTCAAGGTCGAAAAAAAGCGTGGTGGTAGCCTTCAGCGTCCAGAGCAGACTGGTCTTGCCGATGCCGGAGCGGCCGAAGATCACGCCCTTGATGCCACGGGGCTCTGCCAGACGCTGATCGGCGGTGATGATGGGAAGCGCGCCGATCATGACAGCACCCCTTGCTGTGTGGCAGCCGCAGGGTTCTTGCTGGTCACCGCCGCGTAGAGCGCATCCAGACGATCTGCTTCGGCAAGATATTCCAGTGCCTTGCGCCGCATGGCGCGCCGCGCTTCTGCAATCAGGTCAGGATCGGCATTATGTTCAACGGAGTTGGAAGGACGCGTATTCATTGCGCGGCCTCCGTACCAAGGGTTGTCGCGCCGCCCTGTGCGAGGATTGCGTCGAGACAGTCGCCGAAGCTCCAGTTCGGGTTATCCGCCCAGAACCGATCTGCCTGGCGCAGCGCGTTACGCCATTCGCGCAGCGCATGTTGATCGTTCGAGATCTGCAGACGGCGGATTTCGATGGCCCGTTCGAACCCCGCGCGCGACAACTGGCGCGTGGCGATCAGCGTCGTGCCGTCGATGTCCATGGCGACTGCCGCCGGAAGCTGGAAGGGCAAGGTAGCCTGTGCGGATGCGCTGGATTTCTCGGCCTTGAGTTTCAGGCGGCGGGCACGGGTATCGATCCGCGTGACAACGCCCTCGATGCCAGCAAGATATTGGCCATCCGCGTCGATATCGTCCCAGCGGATGACTGCCGCCTGGCGCTTATTGATAGCGCGCCCCGCGATCACTTCGCCGACGATCTCGGCGACAACATCATTCAGTCGCATATGTCCCATTTTGGACCTCCTGTTCGTAAAGGGTGCTGAATTCGGTGAGCCAGGCTGCCGCGCGCCGCATGGGCGCGGTTTCGACGGCATGGCGTGAGGCCGGTGGGATGCGGCGGGCTGCTTCCGCAGGGCTTGGCTGTTCGTCGATGCGTTCGACGATTTCGACGAGCCGCTCGTGAATGGCCCGGTCCTCAGGTGTCCCAAACACAGCGATCTGGCGGGCTCTTTGCTCAGGGGTCAGCAGCGGTGGGCGGTTTTCTTCGAGGCGCTGGACGCTTTCCTGAATGCGCTGCAGCCGGTCGAGCGAGCGTTGCAGCCGCGCTTCCGCGGCGCGACGCACCGCCGCGCGCGTGGGCTCCTCGCCCCGATCGAGACGCTCATCTAGCGCGCGTCGGATCAAGCCTGGTTCCGCTGCTTCTGCATCGCGGAGCAGACGTGCTTCGTGGATCTCGCGTCGGTTCAGTCCGAGGTCGGCGGCAGTTGCGACAACGTCGTTCGCGTCGCGAACGAGGTCATTCCTCGCGCCTTGTTGCCCAACGTCACCGTGTGCCTGTGCGCCGTCATATTCATCGGCTAGACGGCGCTTTGCCGCGGCCTCGATTTCCAGCGCATGGGCCTGGGCCCGGTGGGCCGCGGCGACCAGATCATCATGGGCGGACTTGGCACGTTGTAGGCGCGACGCGCGCTTGGCGGCGTCATAGGCCAGCCCTGCGAACTCGCGGGCGTCAAGTATCTCGGCCGCCGTCTTGGCGCCGGCCAGCATGGTCGCGGCGCGGTCGACCAAGCCCGGCAGGCCTTCAATCGTCTGGTTGATTGGGGCCAGCGCTGTCATTGTGCGGCCTCATTCGGCTGGATCGTGATCTTCAGGTTGCCAGCCTTCACGGTGCGCGCAGGCTCGAAGCCCTTGCGCCATGCGTCGGGCATAGCGCCGTATTTGCGCTCGGAAACAGACAACTTGGCGTCGATGAACTCGGCAGGGTCCTCGCCGCTGTCCGCAATATTGGCGGCAATCTGCGCCAGCTTCTCCTGATCCCAGTCCACCCGCTTGGGCAGATCGGCGACGACCATGTAATCGCCATCAACCAGTCGTATGGTGCCTGCATCCTTGCCGCAGGAGCGGCGAGCCTCGGCGGCGCGGGTCGCGTAGCGGACCTCAAGGGCCGTGCTGAACCGCGCCGTGGCGGCCTTTAGTTGCCGTGTCGCGTGGTCGAGCTCACCTTGCAGCGCAACCAGCAGTTCCACCGGCAGCGCGGCCAGCTCGCCGGTTGGAAGGTTCAGCATGTCGTTGATGCTGGGAATGTTCTCAGGATAGGTCATGAGGGTCTCCTGTTCGGAAAAGAGAGGTTAGGCGGCCTCGAGCAGCCGCACAGCAAAGGCGGAGCGAGGCGGTGTGGGTTTGGGGCGTGCGATGGCGACATAGGTGAAGCGGTCAGTCGCCATGCGCTGCTGGACGAGATGGACGAGGCCCTGCGCCGCGGTGCGAAACGCAGCGCTGGCAACGGCGCGTGGGGCGACGCGTTCATCGTAGGGCAGCTTCGAGACACAGGGTCGGTGTCGATGACCAGAAACCCACGATGGTACGTCAGGGCCTCGCTTGGTTCGTCCTGCGCAAGCCAGGCGCAGAAACTCATTTCTGAAACGTCTCCATAGGGCCGCGATATCTTAATGGCTGTCATGTGCATGATTTCGATCTCCTCGCTCGGCCTCTACTCACGGGGTTCCGAAACCGTCCCAGAGGGGTGCGGTGCACCGCTTGACTTGGGTGACCAAAGCTCTTCCAACTCGCGGGCAAACTGGTGCTGCCGAGTGGAATAGACGGCCAAAAGCGGCGTTCCGTCGGCGTGTGCTCCGGCAGCCTCAATCTGAAATACTTCATTCAGCCTG